GCTGTGGTGGAGATTGCCAATTAGTGCATTTTGTACAAAGCCTGGAGTTCCTGAAGTAGACTTACATAATTTAGTTTTATGGAATGCCTTTAGCCATCACATATCTGTGACTAAATTTGAAAACCTTACAAATCTTAGAATGTCATATATTGACAGAACAAAAACTACAAACAAAGGAACATATTTGTTCACGCTTGACTGGCACAACCCAGATTCTAATGTTTTAGATGATGGTTATTCAGAAAATCCAGCGGAACATAAATGTGGCCATGTTATACAAAGAGATGACGGTAACTTTGCTATTCAGCCTAACAATAGGGTTCGTATTTATGAACCTTCCTTTACTTTAAAAAAGGACTATGTTATTGATAGAATAATTAATGATTATAAGTGGGATGTAGAAAACCAAGATAAATGGACTTTGGAAGATTCTCATAGGTTTAACTATGACATTTCTGAAGCAGAAGTTGACAAATAATCTGATGCCTGCTAAACTATATACAAGTGAGACTTGGCTTCGTAAACGATACGTTATGGATAAAAAGTCTCCACAAGAAATTGCAAAAGAGTGCGGGGCTAGCGTAGAAACCATTTACGTATATCTTGCCAAGTTTGGATTAAGGAGATCTAAAAGATGAAACCAGTTCCAGTCTATCAAGATGTTGACCATTTTGTTTATAATGACTTATACTTGCATTCACTATCCGCTCCATCTGGAAATGATATTTTAATGAACTGTATGGGAATAGCCCAAATGTTAATTGAAAAAAATATATCTTATGGAAATTCTGCTTTAGATCCAGTAAGAATTTTTAGCAAGGCCAACTCAATAGAACAACTTCATGTAAGAATAGACGACAAGTTAAGTCGCTTGATGAAGGGTACGGAGATGGTTGGAGATAACGATATTGATGATTTAATTGGATATTTGATTTTATTAAAGGTGGCAAAAGAAAAAAATGATTAATGATTTTGAAACAAAACTTGAAAACAATAATTTTGATGGCTACTCAAATCCCGATGTCTTACACATTGGTGAGCCAGTCTTAAATTTACTTGGAAAAGGGTTGACCGGATTTTCTTATTACCAGCCAAACCCTATCACTCCAGATTTAAAACTCAATAGTGATGGATTTAGGTCTGACGAGTTTAAAAAAAATCATGAAGAAAAACATATATTATTTTCTGGATGCTCGGTTACGTATGGTTTGGGACTTTTAGAAAACGAAACTTGGGCTAAAAAACTATATAATAAAATAAATAAAGAAGTTCATCTTTCTGGATTTTTTAATTTAGCGTTGCCAGGCACTGGTATTTGTGATATTGTTGCTAATATTTTTAAATATATTAATAACTACGGCAAGCCAGAATCAATTTTTATTTGTTTGCCAAATGTACAACGAAGGTATGCTCTTTATTCAAAAGATTCTAAAAAAATACATGATAAAAAAATTCATCACGCTGTGTATGACGATAAAGGAAGAGATGAATTTTCCGATATTATTCAAATTCATTCATTTCATTATTTAATGTTTTTAGAAATGTTTTGCAAATCAAACAATGTTAACTTGTTTTACTTTTCATACAATACTATGTTTGCATCACTGGAACTTGACAATTTTGCTCAGATAGACAGAAGGGATTTTATCAGAACTTTAGCAGAATTTTGTATAAAAAACCCTGACAACCAATTTTCTTTATCCGCCAGAGACGGGGATCATTTTGGAGAAGCATATCACGAGTATTGGGCAAATTTTTGTCACGAAATGTACGCTAAAGGACAAAATAAATGATGTCACAAGAACAAGAAATAATAAAACATTTGGATCAAGTTAATCAAGTAGTTGAAGAATACCTAAAAGGTAGTGATCCAACAAAAATATCCAAAGAGTTAGATATTCCAAGAACCCGTGTTGTTACTTTAATTAATGAATGGAAAGTTATGGCTTCTGCTAATGATGCTATTCGTGCCCGTGCAAAAGAAGCAATGGCATCAATGGATGCTCATTATGGTAAATTAATTACAAAGGCATATGAAGTTATTGATGAGGCTAGTTTAACAAATAATCTTTCAGCAAAAACTCAAGCAATTAAACTTGTTGTAGATATTGAAAAGTCTAGAATTGAAATGTTACAAAAGGCAGGCCTGCTAGAAAATAAAGAATTGGCTGAAGAGATGGTTGAAATAGAAAAAAGACAGGAAATCCTTGTTGAAATATTAAGAGATATAGCAGCCGAACACCCAGAAATAAGAGATAAGGTAATGAGAAGACTATCTGATATTGCCAAAGAAAATGAGGTGATTACGATTGTCCACGACATTCAATGATTTTCTTGAAGTATTAAAAGACAATATCTTTGAAGAAAACCCAGTAGACGTAAAAACATTTGTTGAGTCGTCAAATTATCTTGGTCAGCCCCCACTATCAGAAATACAATATAATATTGTCGAAGCAATGAGTCAAATTTATTATAAAAAAGATCTTGAAAATTTAATGGGAACAAATGATGGAAGCGCATATTATGATAAATATACAAAAAATGAAATCATTCTACAACTTGGCAAGGGTAGCGGAAAAGATTTTACATCTACGGTAGGATGTGCATACTTAGTATATAAACTTTTATGTCTTAAAGATCCAGCAAAATATTTTGGCAAACCAAGTGGAGACGCCATAGATTTAATTAACGTTGCCATAAATGCCCAACAAGCAAAAAACGTTTTCTTTAAAGGTTTTAAAACAAAAATAGAATCTTCCCCATGGTTTGCTGGAAAGTTTTATGCTAAAGCGGACAGCATAGAGTTTAATAAGGCAATAACTGTTTACTCTGGGCACTCAGAAAGAGAATCTCATGAAGGTTTAAACCTAATACTTGCCGTCCTTGATGAAATTTCTGGTTTTGCATCAGAAGTTGGAACCGCAAATGAGCAGGGGAAAACTGCAGAAAATATTTATAAAGCATTTCGTGGATCGGTAGATTCTCGTTTTCCAGATTTAGGAAAAGTTGCACTTCTATCTTTTCCAAGATATGTTGGAGACTTTATTTCTAAAAGATATGAAGATGTAATTGCAGAAAAAGAAATTCTTGAAAAAAAACATACGTTTATAATTAATCCAGCATTACCAGAAGATAATCCAGACAACACTTTTGAAATAAATTGGGAAGAAGACCACATTAAATCATATAAATTTCCGGGAGTTTTAGCAATTAAAAGACCAACATGGGAAGTAAATCCAACAAGAAAAATTGAAGACTTTAAGTTATCATTTTTTACAGATCCTGGAGATGCCTTAATGCGTTTTGCATGTAAGCCAACGTATTCATCTGATGCCTTTTTTAAACAAAGAGATAAACTAGAAAAATGTATGTCTTTAAGAAATCCAATAGATAATAATAAGAGGTTTGATTCTTCTTTTAAACCAGATCCAGAAAAGACTTATTACATTCATGCTGACCTTGCACAAAAACATGACAAGTGTGCTGTAGCAATCGCCCATGTTGATAAATGGGTAAATGTTCAAGTTTTAAAAGACTATGAACAAATTTCTCCAGTTGTTATTGTTGACGCTGTTGCCTGGTGGGAACCAAAAGTTGAGGGCCCAGTTAATCTTAGCGATGTAAAAAATTGGATTATTAATCTTAGAAGGCAAGGGTTTAATATTGGAATGGTTACATTCGATAGATGGCAATCTTTTGATATTCAACAAGAACTAAAGTCTGTTGGTATTAGAACTGATACTGTTTCTGTTGCTAAGAAACATTATGAAGATTTTGCTATGTTGATTTATGAAGAGAGAGTTGCTATGCCCTTAATCCCCCTTTTGTTAGAAGAAATGGGAGAACTTAAGATTATTAATGATAAGAAGGTAGATCACCCACGTAAAAAATCTAAAGACTTAGCAGACGCAGTTTGTGGTGCAGTATTTGGTGCCATAAGTTTTACGCCTAAAAATGTAAATCAAGAAATAGAGGTTCACACATTCAAAGATAGGCCAAGGCAAGTTGACGACCTACCTGAGAACGTGATACAATATAAACCTATCCCTGATGATGTAAAAGATTATCTAGATAGATTTAACTTATTATAATAAGAAATAGGAGAAAAATGAAAAATATCAAGAAAGTATCGCTAATCATCGCTGCAGCCCTGACTAGCACAATGCTCGTAACGCCAGCAGCGCAAGCAAACGCTGGAACTGTCACACTAACGGTGGCGGGAACTGCAGCAACAGGTGGAACAGTAGTAACAACTCCTGTATCACTACCAGTGCCAGCAGATAACAGTATTGATGCAGCGGATGCATTGAAAATTGCTGTAACAGCAGTAGATACAGGCACAGTAGTAACAGCAGTTGCAGTTAATGCAACAATTGTTCCTGCACTTACTGGAACAGCAGTAGTAACTGCGTCAAACGGAACATCAACACTTTCGATTGCAACAGGAACTGGAACATCAGCAGACTTTTATGTATATACTAAAAGTACAGCAGTAGGATCAGTTTCTATTACTCGTGCTGGAACTACAACAGTTTATTATGTTCAAGGTACCGCAGGTGCACTGAACTCAATTACACTAACCGCTCCTGCCTCAGCAGCAGCAGGTACATCACAAGTTCTTAAGGTATCTGGATACGATGTATTCGGAAATCTAAAAGGTGGAGCCACAATTAATACTTTGGTTTCAAGTTCTGGATCAGCATTAGCAACAGCATTAACAACTGACACAGCAACTGCAACTGTAGGAACAAAAGAGCAGACAGTAACAATTCCTGCAACTGGTTCAGTAACAGTAGTTGCGTATGCAACAGTAGCAACAGCCGTAACAGGCTTAGCAACACCAGTCGGTTCTGTAAGCGCTACAATTGTAGTACGTGATGTTCTGTCAGAACTAGCAGCAAAGAATGCAGAATTAGCAATTGCTAACTCAGCACTTGCAGCAGAACGTGCTGGACGTGCAGCCGATAAGGTAGCATCAGATTCAGCAACAGCAACTTTAAAGGCAGAAAACGAAACTTTAAAGAACACTATTGCAGATCTAAAAGCAAAATTCAATGCTTTGGCTAAAAAGTGGAATGCAAAGTTCCCTAAGTTAAAGGTAAATTGGATTAAGTAATTAAATAAATTAAAGGGTTAGCCAAACGCTAGCCCTTTTTTTTATTGTTTGTTATCATTAATTAATTAATAAATGATATAATTGGCAATGTAGAGATACATTGGAGACCCACCCAATTGAATAATATAAAGCGTAAAATTTTTATTATATTCGGTTCTGCCTTATGCATAACCGTTTTTGCTTTTTTGGCACCCAACGAGGCTTATGCTGCAGATAATCAAGAGCAGGTTATTGTTAGCCCTGCTCAACAGGCAGTTAACACAGCCCTTGAGACGGCTACTACAGAGGTTCAACAGGCTATTACAGCCACGAACAATGCTCTAGTAGAGGTAACACAAGCACAAACCGAATATTCCCAAGCCCAAGGGGTCACGGCTGAGGTGGCATCAAAAATATCTTTGGCTAACACAGAAATAAATAATGTTCAAGTCGCTATTAATACTATTAGCGGTGTTGACTTATCTGTTACCCCAATAGATCAAAGTTCTCAGGTAGTTCAAGATGCAAAGGCTACAGTAACTGTTGCAACTACCGCCATAAATAATATAACAACACAAATAACAGAGGCTCAGACAGCAATATCTGAAGTAGTCACTGCAAAAACAGAAGCCTCTACAGCACAGGCAACTGCTCAAACCGAATTAACTCAAGCAAACCTTGCTATTGATGCTGCCCAAACAGCAGTCAACAATTTACAAGCCACTATTGGAACTAGCACAAATGTTTTGGCTGGAGTAGATGATGCTGGGGTTCAAATGAATCTTCCGTTCGGAATGCAAATGGGTGGAACTGTTTATAATAACGTTTATGTTGGGTCTAATGCAACAATAACATTTGGTGTAAATGAGGGTGGCGTATACCATACAACTCCAAGTGCCCCATCCGTATCTATAGCGGGATGGGACTGGACTACTTGGAGCACAGGAACAGGTATTACCTATGCAACAACTGGTACAAGTTTAGATATTGCTTGGGACCTTCGTCCATACCCACAACAAGATGCCTCTACGCAAATGGTTCAAGTAAGATTTAATGCTGATGTAAATCCAAATAATGGTGCATGGATGGCAAGTGTAACTGCTAATGGACCAATACCAAATCAAGCAAGGTTTAATTATAGAGAAACAACTAACGGTGCACTCATTCCAATTACAGATACTAATGCTGGAGCAGGTTTTGCTGGACAAATAAGTCAAGGTGCAGCATTCACTCCATATGTAGATTCAAACACAGAAACAGTTCAGGCATCGGTTGACGCAGCAAATGCAACGATTGCACAATTAAACTCAAGCCTTACCCCAGTTGTTGCACAAAATACAACAAATACTTCTAATATAAATGCAATTAACACAACATCTTTAACCAATACGGTAAACTCAGCGGTATCAACAAAGACATCTCTTGAGTCATCATTAAACACTAAATCAAGTCAACTAGTTACT